CGCTCTTGTATGTTGTTAGCAATCAATGCCATCAGTTCTTCATTAGGTTGTAAATTATTCCATGCTTTTCTTGCCGCTTCCTTACCTGCTTTTCTAGGATAGAAATCCCAAAACTGACTAAAATAATCCTTATTATTAACTGTATTATTAACTGTATTATTAATTGTCTTATTAACTTCTATTATTTCGTTGATAGGGTATCCATCTTTTTGTAGAGAGGTATCTATTATTTTATGTATACCCTCCCCATTAATTCGTATATACCTATTAAGGATTTGCTTAGTTCCTTCTTTGTATTCAAGTTGTACTGTGATGTATCCTCGTGTCTTAAGCTGTCCTATCCAACCGCTAACTGTGTTCTTGTCTACTTCATATAGATCAGCAAAGTATTGATTGCCTGCCCAACAGTAGCCTTCCTTGTTACACAATGCAGTAATCTCTGCGTACAACAATCTAGCCAGTGGCTTCAATGTCTTGTCATACCGCACATCAGCAGTAAGGATAGCAAAATAGGATGGCTTCTCCATTACTCACCTACCGCAATGAACTCGCTAACCTTAACTTCACAAGCACTAGCCAGTTTGGTTAGTGTCTTCATGTTGGGAGATCGGTGGTTGTTTCTAATTAAACTTAGGGTAGCAATGTCCAACCCTGCATTGACTGCAAGCTGACTTTGATTTAAACGTAACTCATACATAAAATGATCGATTGATTTATTGATGTCCATAACATTTCCTTTTTGGCGAAAACACCGAGTTAAATAACTATTGAGTGTGAACTGTAAATTAATTTTAATGTCTAGTCAAACTTTTGTTGACATCTAGTTAAGCACAGTCCATTATACTATGACAAACAACAATAGGAGATAGACATGAAACAGTACGAAGACCCAAACAGAACTAACCCACCTGAAGATGGGAACATCTACATTAACCTGATGATGGAAAGTTTCTCAGACTTTGAGAGAGGCGAGTACGATTGCATACATGGTCACGAAGCGGAAGACGGAGAGTCAGATAAATACTACCAAGGGTATGGTCAGCAGTATGCCCACGAACAACAAGTAGGAGCAATAAGATGAGTACATGGAAAACATTATCAGCAATAGATTGCAGTAAACACGTAGAGAAGAAAGGCAACCTGTCTTACTTGTCTTGGGCATGGGCATGGCAAACTCTGATGGAGCATTACCCTGACTCGACATATACTTTTAGTGACCCCATGACATTGTGCGGAGAGACAGTAGAGGTATCTGTGAGTGTTAGTGTTAAGGGTATAACTCATACCATGTGGTTGCCAGTGATGGACAACAGGAACAAGTCTATTGTTAACCCTACATCCAGAGACATATCAGATGCTCGTATGCGCTGTCTGGTAAAATGTATTGCCATGTTTGGTCTTGGCATATACCTGTACGCAGGGGAAGACTTGCCGCAAGCTGTACAAAATGCTGTAGTGTCTGGCGATCAGGCTAAAGAGATCAAAGGGCTAATCGAAGAACATGGAGTAGATGTTAAGGTGTTTCTTAAGCACTTCAAAGCAACCTCAGTGGATGAGATGTTAGCTGTACACTACTCTAAAGCTGTTGCGGCACTGAATGCTAAGGCTAAGAAGTGATAATCTTAGACCATGAACAAGGGAGTGAAGAGTGGTTTGCCTCAAGATTGGGTAGACCATCCGCTTCCATGTTCAATAAGCTGATTACCTCCGCAGGCAAGGCTAGTTCTCAGGCTGATGGCTACATAAATGACCTCATAGAAGAAAGATTGAAGGGTGTTCGTGTCCCTATCTACGTGAATGAGCATATGGAAAGGGGTACAAGGCTCGAATCTGAAGCTAGAGAGATGTATGAGTTTGTAACTGAGCAAAAAGTCACAGAATATGGGTTTATATTGGACGATTCTGAGGAATTTGGTTGCAGTCCAGATGGTTTTGTAGGAGAGGACGGAGGGTTAGAGATAAAATGCCCTACTGATTCCAACCTGATAGGCTATCATCGTAACAATAAATCCTTTATCAATAAATACAAACAACAAATCATGGGTTGTATGATGATTACTGGGCGTAGTTGGTGGGATTTAATGGCGTACTCTGAAGAACTACCCCACCTTATAGTAAGAGTGGAACGTGATGATGAGTACATAGAGAAGTTGGCGGCTGAAGTACAAAAGGCCGTTGATATTATTGTAAATGAAACGGAGAATTTAAAATGATAGTAGGATTATCGGTACGGATTGATGTAACAAAGATCGACAAAGAGCGACTATACAAGGGTGAAAAGGGTACTTACCTAAACCTTACCACGTTTGTGGATACTGCCGAGCAAGATCAGTATGAAAACAACGGCTTTATCAGTCAAAGTGTAGACAAAGAAGAGAGAGAGAAAGGTGTCCAGACTCCTATCTTGGGTAATGTTAAGGTTTTCCACACTGATGGGTCAGAACAGCCTAGTACTCCGCAAGCAAAGCAAGCAGTTATTGATGAGGACATTCCATTTTGAGTAAGGACATCCAGATAGGCGGAACCCATTACAAAGACCTTGAAATACAGCCCATAGATTACATCTTGGGCAACCAACTTGGCTATTGTGAGGGAAATGTGGTTAAATACGTTTCAAGGTGGCAGTCTAAAGGAGGAATAGATGATCTCCGTAAGGCTAAACACTACATTGATTTCTTGATAGATCATGAAACGAAAATATAACCTTTTGGTATGCCGCTTATTTAGAAAATTCATTACCTAAAAGGCTGAGAGGTAAGTATAATCGCGCTTCACAGACATAATGGGGTTGAAATGATTACTTACTACATAGTCCTTGTAGTGTGCGGCTTGCTTGCCATTGCAAAAGACGATTTAACAAATTCATAACGCTCTTCGGGGCGTTTTTTTGTGAGGTTCTATGAAGCATTTAGTCATTCCAGATACCCAAGTCAAACCTAATTCACCTACTGACCACCTGAGATGGGCGGGATTGTATGCGGCAGAGAAAAAGCCAGATGTCATTGTGCATATTGGCGATCATTTTGATATGCCTAGCCTATCATCATGGGATGTTGGGAAGAAATCGTTTGAAGGCCGTAGATACAAGGATGATATTGAGGCAGGGATACACGCAATGGAAGTATTCTTACAGCCTATACGAGATGAGCAACAACGGCTAAAGGTAAACAAGCATAAGCAATGGCGGCCTCGCATGGTCTACACACTGGGCAACCATGAAAACCGTATTGAACGCGCTATTGAGAGTGATCCAAAACTAGATGGTCTGATAGGGTACAAGGATTTACAGTTGGAGGAGATGGGTTTTGAGGTTTATGACTTCCTTGACGTGGTGATTATAGATCAAATCGCATACGCTCATTACTTTACATCTGGGATAATGGGTCGGCCTGTATCCAGTGCTAGGAATATGCTCAGTAAAAAGATGATGTCATGTATTATGGGTCATGTACAAGATAGAGACATTGCCTATGGCAGGAGAGCAGACGGAACAAACATTTTAGGATTGTTCTCAGGGATTTATTACCAACATGATGAGGATTACCTTACCCCACAAACTAATTCGTCATGGCGTGGTATATGGATGTTGAACGAGGTTGCTAATGGTGGATGCGATGAGTTGCCAGTGTCGCTGAACTACCTACGGAACAAATACCAAGGGAAATAAAAACGGAAATAAAAAAGCCCCCATGATGGAGGCTTTGGCAGGGTTAGATATTCTTAGGATATATAGCAATCTTTAACGCATTCATTGCAAAGCCCAGTAGCATATTGATTTAGAGTGCAAACTACCACGTATATGTTGGGTATAGGCCAGTATTTGACTTCGTAAATATCACTAGCCCAGTTTACCAATTTACCATCGTCTACGGCTTTTTTTACTTGTTCTATTGTTTTCATTACAACCTCCATTTGGCGATAGATACCTTCTCACCGTATTTATTAGTTACTGTTAACCGTTCTGTCTTTATGTCATGGCCGTCTTGTTTTAACTCGCAGATTCTGGCAGGGCATTCTAATATTCCCAACATCTTCCAAGAATTCAAGCGCGTCAGTGTATACCCACGCTCCAAGTAAGCCAATATGCGTTCTTTCTGAGTCATGTTACAGCCCTCCTACGTGCATATGGTAGCCCATGACCAACACGGCTACAGTTAGACCTGCTAGAAACGATATGCTTATATCCGCTCTGTGCGTCGATCTAACGGCTTTGTCATGTCTTTTAAGGGCTAAGTATCTCTCAGCCCTTTCGTTCCTGTTTCTAACCTTTAATGCTTCGATATTCTCTAGTCTCATTGTGTAACCTCCTTCTGGCAATACTCCCACGCATCAACGCGGATATTATGAATTTTGCGCCCCATCTCAATCAATGTAGCCGCGTGGTTTTCCGTTAAGCCGTTATGTTCTGCTATGCAAGCCACTGTTAGGTAGTTATTCACATAGTCTATATAAAACGCCTGTAATTGATCGCCTAGTTGGTCATGCTTATTCATGCTGTCACCTCATTAGGGGTTATAAACTCAATGCTTATGCATCGCTGATAATCATCTTTAGGGTATTGCCCCATATTAAACGCTTCACCAACAAAATAATCATTACAACTTTGCTCTGTTGATTGGGCGCTGACTGATGTTGTGTAATTGTATTTAGGGTTTTTAAACATTACTTTTACCGCGTTCATGCTGTCACCTCTATAAAAGTATTAATATCAACAAATCTTTCTGTTGTTCCCATTCTTTGGCCTTTATGGTCTCTCATAGGCGCGTATATTCTTACAATGCCTTGATCTTTATTGTGCCAGTCAGTTTTAAAGCTAGACATGGTTTGACCAAAGAACCGCAAAGTGTCACGGCTAAAGAAATGAGGGCCAAGTGCTAGGGATTGCTTTATATCGTATACTGTTGGTTTCATGTTGTATTACCTCTCTGTGTGTGTGGGGTCTATTCTATCTATATGTTAACAACTGTCAACAATGTATACATCGTTTTTTATATCGAATTCTTATAACAATAGACATTTAACTCACTTTTACTCATATAAAAGGGCTAAATAGGGTATAATTGGTTAAATAATGATCAATCTGGTTAAAAAATGATCAATTGAATCAATGGTGTAGGAATAAATAATATAGAGGATCAAACGATATGGCACGTCCCAAGGGAGCATTAGGCAAGAACAAGGCATTTTTACTCAATCGTCTTAAGGATATGTACGGTAAAGACTTTGACCCCATAATGAAGGCGGCAGAGCAAGCCCACACACTCGACCAGCTGGCACAGGAAGACCCCACAGTAGCGAATCAGCGTGACTCTATAGCGTCATGGCTTAAGATAGCAGAGTATGTAGCACCAAAGCTAAAGGCAATAGAGCACAGTACAGGGGATACAGGACTAACGGTTAGCATACAGCGCAAGAAGTACGACGGTGGAGCAAACGATAAGGAGTAGCCCCCCTCCGAAGGCGAGCGTGATATGTATATATATGTCCCTCCCAAAAAAAAATTATGACAATACATAAGATCAGACCTGACGTAGAAGACCTCCTAGAAGCTCATATAAAGCGTTCTAAGGACTTTATTTTCATTTCTATAGGTGACCTAGGGGTTGAGGTAGGAAGTACGCTTACAAGTGAATCTGAAGTGTTTTATCTTGAGTTAGCAAAAACACTTGTAATGAAAGATTGGTTAAGGGATGATAGATAAATGATAAGTCTTAATACGGATGAACCTGTGAGTGATGCTGATTACGAATTAATTGAAGCTTTTTGTACGGCTTTAATTGATAAAGACTTATACGCGATGAAAGAAGTTTTGTATGTATTAGATGAAAAGATGTTTAGTGAGTGTGTGTGTTTAGAAGAAACGTGTATATGCGGTAGGTGGTAATTATGGCGAAGAAAGGCCCAAACTTAGTTCATAAGTTAGACAAAGAAACAAGAGATAGACACTTTCCTGAATACAATGGTGGTAAGGGTAGTCATGCTCGTAAGTCTACAGCGAGTAGTCGAGAAGTATTTAAATCTAATTACGATAAGATAGATTGGTCTAAATAACAACGAGGTTGTAATGAGAATTGAATACAACTTGATGCCACAAGGCCAAGTCCTGCAAGATTTTAATGATTGCCGCGCAAGAAACTCCTTTATCATGGGGCCGTTAGGTTCTGGTAAGACCGTCCAGTGTATTCTTAAACTGTTTGACCTCATGTGTGAACAAGAGCCTGTTAAAGATAAGAAACATAAGAACTATGGTGTACGCTTATCTAGGGTTATTGCCGCACGTAATACCTATTCTGAGCTGTTTTCTACTACGATTAAAGACTGGCTAGAGATACATGGGGAGTTAGGTGACTTCAAACAAGGTAACAAGGAGCCTCCTACACACTTCATACGATTTAAGCTAGAAGATGGTACGTCTGTCCATTGTGATGTTGTCTTTATTGCGTTCGACCGTCCTGAACACGTTAAGAAAGCTAGGGGTATACAGACTACATGGGTGTGGTTAAACGAGACTAAGGAACACGCTAAGGCTGTTTTAGATATGTTAGACCTAAGACATGGTAGATATCCCTCTAACAAGGAAGGTGCGCGTCCTACACATCATGGAATCATAGGAGATAGTAATGCCCCTGATGAAGACCATTGGTATTTTAAACTAGCAGAGATAGAAAGACCTGATGACTGGGCATTCTACAGACAACAGGGAGGGGTATTGAAGGATGGTGAAAGCTGGATTATTAATAAAAACGCTGAGAACCTTACTAACCTTCCTGATGGCTATTATAAAAGAGGACTTCAAGGGAAGACGGATGATTGGATCAAGGTCAATCTAGCGAATGAATACGGCTTTGTATCTAACGGTAAACCTGTACATCCTATGTATACTGATTCAGTCCACTGTCAACACATGGAATTTGAGCCTACTAAAGACCAGCCTATTATTCTTGGTTTTGATTTTGGTCGTACTCCAGCGTGTGCTTTTATCCAAAGAACCTCTGTAGGCCGTTGGGTCTGCTTTGATGAAGTCGTATTAACTGACTCTGGCGCTGTTGACTTTGCCCCTAGTCTTAAAAGATATATCGAAGAAGTCTATCCTGATCACACGTTTAAAGGATGGGGTGATCCCTCTGGTAACAATAAGAACCAGTCTAACTCTGAAACACCTTTCCAGATTATGAGAGCCGCAGGCATACCCTGTCAACCTACTGCGTCTAATGATCCTATGAAGCGTAGAGCCGCCCTAGAAGTCCCTATGAAAGAGATGTGCATGGATGGCAAGCCTAGATTTATTGTACTACCTAAAGCATCTATGATCCGTAAAGGTCTACAAGGTGGTTTCTGCTACCGTAGAGTACAGACTACAGGGGAAAGATACACTGATGAGCCTGATAAAAACGAATATTCTCACCCTGTTGAGGCTTTGGAGTACGCATTACAAGGTGAAGGCGAGGGTCGTGCCGCACTACGACGCACAAACACTTTTTCAAAAGCTGTTACAGCAAAAGTAAATTTTAATGTCT